GTTAATCGATGACTGGCATCCATCTCCAGATCATCCGGGCACCGCCCGTCTCATAGCCATGCGTACCTTCAACAGGTACCGAATTTGCATACCTATGAGTGACCATCCATCTCATTAGTGAGTATTTATCAGTGATACATTTAGTATCGCGGACCAAAAACTCACTCGTGAGACTAACGCATTGAAACTCGGAGATCTGATAAGCAACATTTTGGCGACGCCTTAGGAAAGCGTTGCTAGGACTATAAGAATATAGTCCAAACTTATTAGATTCCCGCGAAACAAATCGTATAGGAATAGGTCGCTTGCGCGGCTTACTCCCATATATAGCGATATGTGTTAGAAATATTCTAAGATTAGAATAATCTAATACAAACGCTTGATTTGCTAATGCGATGAGGCTCGCATAAGAACTGGCGGTTAAGCCAGTTTTCAGCGATGAAACCCTATAATAAATAGGGTTAACCTCGACACCGTTTAGGTAAAAGCCACCGCAGGATTCACGGAAAGATTGTGAGCCTGTGAATGACTTCTTGGTATTAACCAAAAAACCTAAACGTTGTAAGATGGAGATGACATTTTGTGTTAACTTAGAGTCGACACAGATGTCATCACCGAACACACCAAGAGGTTGGAAGGATAACGAAGACTTCTTATAACTACAATAGTCCGAAAACAATTCGGACATGTAACTGTAAGGAAGACTTCGAATCCAGTCAACTAATGATGAATTCGGTCGAATAACATGAAACTGGTATGTCAAAGCTGCATATACGCAAACCGAGGAGTATATTATACTCTGGATCGGAAAACATAATGCAGATCCCATGGGTGCAAATTTTTCAAGCTTATGTAAACTACCATCAGGTAGAATACAATGGGTTGAACGGGTTGCAAGCATGGCAATCAACCATGATCTAGGAAAAATAAGCTTTATAAGCTTATTTGAAACAGAATCTGAAGCACTGGAAAGATCGATAGTATCGATGTCACCAGTATAGCTTCCGTATTCTGCTAATCCTCGATTGAATGATTGATCGTCAAATCGTATTATCTTTGAAAGATAACACGATTTAAGATGAGAAAGAATAGATGATAAGATGCCCTGCTGAAAGAATTGGAGCTGATTAGGTTCCATACAAATGGACCTAGCAGTTTTAATATCCTTCGGAACGAACATCAATCTAGACGTTCT